CTAACATATCAAAATCCTCTGAACTTAACTTCTTTAATTGTATACTTTTTTAAATATCGTAACCCGTCTAAGTGCTCCTTGTGTTGTTCTTTACTCTTGTCAGATCCATGTATGAAATAACTATGAGTAAATTTATCCTTCCAAGTAAGTACTACTTTATATTTTTGCAATTGAAACTCCACCCGTTATTTTTAATATCACTATTATATAATGATTTCCAATATATTAATTCCTTCCTCACATCAGTTAGCTCAGACTTCAGCTCGTCAATAATACCGATTAGAAGTTTTTCATTCTCATTCTTTATATTGTCGCCCTTGCTGTTCTGATAACTAGCCCGCGCCTTTATATCATTTACCCTATCAATTTCTATGTCACCTGTAGTATCAAGACAGCAATTTGGATAGGCCCTATACAAAGAGTCCATAGTAACAAGTCCTTCATGTGTTTGTAATATTCCTTTATGAATATCACATTGTACATTTTTTCTTGTCAGCCCTAACAGCTTGGCAGCTTGTGATACTGATATTCTAATCACTTAGTATTCGTCATCGACTTCGTGGTCGTCATCGACTTCGTGGGTATCATGCGCATTCAATGCCAATAATCCATAATGGATAATCTTAATAATATCCTGACGATTGTATCCTGCCTTTTTACCATAACGAGCGCCATACTTAATCACATTGCCCAGGTAAAATCCCATAGCATTTCCTGAAGCCTCAATCAAATCATTTGGTTGAACACCATTGTTTCCCGAATAATGAGTATCATATGTATCATCAATATAATCTTTCATTTCTTCTAATAGGATAACTTCGTTATGCTTATAGTCAATAGATTCGTCACCTATCTGAAAATCATATTCACCTGCCTCCCATTCAAACAAATCGTTTGAATTCGAGTAGTCTTCAAGTGCGTCATTTAAATCTTTTAATGAGCTTGTAAGTTTTTCTTTTTCTGTATATAATTCCATATCTATTTCCTTGGTTTAATTGGTAACACCTTCTTCCATTATTTCTACAATTTCTTTTGATTGTTCAAGAAATTGGCGAAACTGTGATTCTAATACATCTCTCTGTTTTTCAAGTTCTTTATACTTGACACTGTAATGTTTCACCGCATCAGTCATTACATAAAATTCACGCTCCCAATCAATTGACTCATCATCTTGGTCATTGATAATTTTATTCAATGCCATACGATTGTCTTTTAATTCCTGTAATGTCCTTGAAAACGTTGAATGATAATCCATATGTGTCATGTCAATTGCAACCCACTCACCAGTCTTCTGACTCTTTACATATTTTGTTTGAGTTTCTTCATCACAGTTCATACCAATTACTCCTTTTATTTAATATACTACTATTATAACATAAGATGCCTTACTTGTCAACCTTTCGTTCAGACAAAAAAAAGACTAACAAAGGAGCAGGATGTTAGTCTTTTTTTAACTTGATAGGGCAGTTATTTCCTGCCATGTATTATGGTTACATCATACCAGGCATGCCGCCCATACCACCACCACCAGCCATTTCAGGCTGTTTATTACCGCACTCCTGTGGAAGTTCAGTAATCATTGCTTCAGTAGTAATCATAAGTCCTGAGATACTAGATGCGTGCTGTAATGCTGCACGAGTCACCTTAGTTGGATCTAAGATCCCCATTTCTACCATGTCGCCGTATGTTTCATTACTAGCATTGTAGCCGTAATTGCCTTCACCATTCATTACGTTGTTTAAAACAACAGAAGGTTCACCACCACCATTAGCTACAATTTGTCTTAAAGGAGCCTCCATTGCACGTTTAGTAATAGAAATACCAACATCTTGATCAGAATTCTCACCTTTTAGGCCGTCTAACGCCGCAATAGCACGTACTAGCGCCACACCGCCACCAGCAACAATACCTTCCTGTACCGCTGCTCTAGTAGCATGTAAGGCGTCATCAACGCGATCTTTCTTCTCTTTCATTTCAATTTCTGTAGCAGCACCAACTTTAATGACAGCAACGCCACCAGATAGTTTTGCTAAACGCTGTTGTAGATTCTCAATATCATAATCAGAAGTAGTATTTTCAATCTGCTTTCTAATTTGAACAACACGAGCTTCAATAGCTTCTGAATCACCAGCACCATCAACAATTACAGTTAGATCCTTGCCAATTTCAATACGTTTACATTCACCTAAGTGTCCGCCATTAACATTTTCTAAAGACAACCCAACATCAGATGAAATAACAGTACCATCAGTTAGTATAGCTAAATCTTCTAGAATTGATTTACGTCGATCACCAAACCCAGGTGCCTTAACAGCGGCCACTTTAAGAACACCGCGCATATTATTAACTACGAGTCCTGCCAGAGCTTCACCTTCAACATCTTCCGCAATAATAAGTAACGGTCTGCCTGCTTTTTGTACTGCCTCTAGTGTTGGTAATAAATCACGAATATTATTAATCTTACCATCAGTTAATAAGATGTAAGGATTTTCTAAGTCAGCTGTCATTGATTCTTGGTTATTAACAAAGTAAGGGGACAAGTAGCCGCGATCAAACTGCATACCTTCTACTACTTCTAATTCATCATCAAAGCCTGTACCTTCAGTAACAGTAATCACACCAGCTTCGCCAACTCTATCCATTGCTTCAGCAATGATATTACCAACTGAAGAATCTGAGTTAGCTGAGATTGTACCTACTTGTGCAACAGACTTTGTGTCGTTACATGGTTGTGACATCTCATGTAATGCGGTCACTGCTGCCCTAGTCGCAATATCAATACCACGCTTCAAGTCCATTGGATTCATGCCAGCAGAAACAGCTTTAACACCTTCAACAATTAATGCTTGCGCCAAAACAGTCGCAGTTGTTGTACCATCACCAGCAATGTCATTGGTTCTAGAGGCAACCTCTTTAACCATCTGTGCACCCATGTTTGCAAACTTATCTTCTAGTTCAATCTCCTGTGCTACAGACACACCGTCCTTAGTAATGGTGGGACCACCATATAGTTTGTCTAAGATAACATTTCGACCTTTAGGTCCAAGTGTTACTTTTACTGCATTAGCGAGTGTATTCACTCCGTCTAACATGAGACTACGTGTCACATGTCCAAATTTTACTTCTTTAATCATTATCTATCCTCTCAATTCGTCTAACTGTTCTGCACTCTTCATGCGTTCTTTATAACTATCTCTATCTGATACAGATTTAGTATCATACTTGCTATTCATTGGATTTGGTGCTAATGATTGTTCATAAGTTCCTCCAAATGGTGGTCTATTAGTTTCTTCTGGCATCGTTACACGGGGGGTAGCATGTACTCGCATCCCGAAACTGTTTGTTGCTAAATTTTCATTCTTTGGATCTAAGCCAGTATATAGGTTTTCACTCATTCTATTACTCCTTTATTATAGCGACAATATCGTCTTCTGTCATAACGACTAATTTCTCTCCGTTATCTGTTTTAATTTCTTGGCCTACATGTTGCCCAAAAATTACAATATCTCCTACATTTACATCTAACGGAATAAGCACACCATCCGATGTACGTGTGCCATTGCCTACTGCTAGAATCTCACCCTTGGATGGTCTCTCAGCCGCACCGCCTGGTATAATTAATCCAGTAGATGTTGTGGTTTCTACTTCTTCTTTTCGTACAATCACTCGATTATACATTGGTCTAATATTCATAAATACTCCTTTATTTTATTATAACTATCAATCTAAATTAAAAAATTCTCTTATCTTGTCCCAGAAACTTTTAGATACTGGTTGAGGCACTTCTTTACTAGTAGGCTTCTTCTTAGGTGCTGCCTTCTTCTTAGGTGCTGCCTTCTTTGTTTTAGGTTTTTCAGCTGCTTTCAACGTCTCAATTAACGACGTCTTTGTCTTACGAAGATCCAATTCAATACCAATTGTACGTCCATATTCCTCTAACTTCTTCTTCGTCATTTTTTGATAGTTCATTACTATTTCCTTTTTATTGTATTGTATCTCTTATTATAAACTAGTTTTAGTTTTTTGTCAAGTGTCTAAGTACTTAGAATACCATTTAATTACATCATCTAATTTGTCAATAGTAAATGGTTTAAATTCTTCTGGCACATCGGTTACCTTAATAAACCAATTATCTCTAAAGTCTTCTACACTATCTAATAATTGTTGTTCACTAATATTTGAAATCCATTCACTATGTCCTGCATTAATATTTTCGATATTATCATCGTACCTTACCTTAAACTCCGACTCCAGTTTCACAACGTGTCGCCTCGTTCCTAACCATATGTACTTCCAGTTTTCTGTAATTGATGGGCCAAACGCATTTTGGTAAGTACCAATTCTACTAGGTGCATTTCTTAAACTAGAGATGCCACATTTCCAATGATCACTCTCTAACGGATTTCTTAAATAAAAAATATAGGCCTGTCCCGCTTCAAAATTTGATGTGTTATTATCCATAATATTTTAAGTTGTAACAAATGTAAATTCTGGACTTCCGATATCAAACCGTGAAACATGTTTATTGTAGTGACACATCAACCCAGCAGTTATCCTTGCAGGTATGCTATCTCTACCAGCATCACCATATGCTTCTTCATACCGTTCGTTGATTTCCTCATAAGCAATAACACTTGGTCCATATGTCGCCCGCATAGTATCTGTCATTTCCTTATCAAATTCTAAATCAGGTAAGCTACCCTTTTCAATATCAATGCTTTGTAACATCATCGCATAACTACGCATCATGACTCCTTGTACTGATTCGTTAGGCCATGTTGCTCGATGCCACTCTAAAGATCTACGAAGATAAACTCCCTTTACTCCGACACTAGTTTGTAAATTAAATGAGTCATATAGATTAGAGATATGAGAAATGTCTCCAGCCTTCTTTCCTAATCTTGCCACCTGACAATTTGTACTGTCAACGATGTTTTGAATTTTTACAGAATTTGGTTCGCTACATTCATATGAAATTAAGTGTTCATCTAATCTGCTAACAGATCTTTTATTTGTTTTGTTAATAGTTAGAAACGCTCTACCAGCCAGTAACACTAATTCGTCCATCGCCTCTTGTTTATTTTTGCCAGTTGTGTCTATATCAGCCTCAATGTACCAGACTGGAATTTTTTCCCATCCTTGTCGACTACATACTCGAGTAGTGTGGTGGCCATCCCATAATAAAAATAGGCCAGTGTTTACGTCTTTAATAGCACACGGTACAATAATTTTATGTGGATCAAAATCCTTTTCAATTTTTGATACGTGATTAGGTGCTACATCACGTTGGAAAATAGGATTAATTGCGGTGTCATCAATGTTAACCCATTCAAATTTTGGGATTTGTTGGATGGTTGTTGGATCAATTGTTCTTGATGCCGTATGTTTCTTGGCATGTTTAGCATTGTCTAAGATAGCATTTATAACCTCATCAACTGCTGTATTAGGAATAATACCGTTATTAAAGTTTTTACTCATTGCTCTTAAGTCAATAGCGTCCATTTCTACATCAAATGGGTGTTTATATTGTTTGACAATATCTTTAACAGCCTTACGCTGTGTTGTATTCATAGCCATGTTAGTTTGCTCCTTCTATGGTTATTAGTTATACTAGTGGACCTGATGACTGTGTATCCGTTTCGAAAGAAGTTACTGAATCCAATCTGAAAGAACGGAATGCTTCTTTTTCAATATCATACGCAACCACCACTTTGTTATTTGGTTTTCTTGTGGTTGTAGTAGTCTTAGGGGTAGTTGCCTCTGGTAAGTACGCAGGATTTAATGTACACATCATAACTCGCTCTGTACCATCCTTTTTTGTAAATGTTACAGTAGCTACTTCTTCTTTTAATGCTTCGACTACATTTTCCTTGACAACATCATACTTCATTTGTTCTACAAGGTCGTCTACTGCATCACGATAGCCTAAATTTTGTTCTTTTTCTTTTACCATTTTTCTTGCTCCTTTTTATTTAATATACTACGTATTATACACTAAGACGTATTGCCTGTCAACCTTTTTATTATATTCTTTTCTAAACATATAAATACTAATATTAATGATAAAAAAGAATTATGCGGATCGACGAAATAATAAAACCATTATCTATGGCAGCAGGCTTCCTTAAACAGAAAGGTATGATGAAGATAAGCCAAGACGCCGCTAAAAAAATACCGGACCCGAAAGACAAAGTCGGTATGCGGGCTAAAACAGAAACACCAGCACAGCTTTCCAGGAAGGCCAAGGCTAAATCTAAAAAAGCCTACCAACGAACACTTGCCCGACAAAAGGGCAATGAGGCATTAGGTAAATTTTCAATGGAGAACGGCAAATGAGATTACGTGACCTAGCGGAAAATGAGTTTTCGCCTACAACACAATGGGCATTTAATGACTATTATACTCGTGTTATATTGCCTACAAAAATAATACGCGGTGAGTTGGCATCATCACAAAATGGACATTATAAAAAATGTAATGATGATCCTAATTGTAATATGGAAAAGTATGCTGATTGGTATAACTCAGATACATATTCAAGTGATTTTGAAGTCTTTAAACACTTTGATACATCAATTGAAACTGATCTTATTAAATAATATCGCTAGTTAACAACTACATACTTCGTAAAACTTATGTACACCGCATTCCTGCATTGTATCACACAATGACGGCTTAGTTCTAGTAACCATATTAAATGTAAATGTCTGACCGGCAGCCCAATTACAATTTTCCATAGCATCTTCTTTATTATAATGTTCAGTTAATACATATCCAAGTTCATCACAAACTACATATATTTTTTCTTGATAGCTGTCCGCTTTCATAGTTTATAGAACACAACTACCATACCAAGCATAGTACATGCCATGATAACTTCAAATATATCATACATAAAATAATACCGCCATAAAGATTGCAAAAATTATACCTGTAGTAATTGCAGTCATCACCAAAATTCCTAATACATCTTTTATCATATTATATCTCTCTTAAAATATATACAATCACTACAAATACAACCGCAAGTGCCACCATCATCCAACATTGCCTTTTTCCGAAATCATCCATTAATCTAAATCTCCATCACCATAATAATCAATATCAGCATCAATATCCCAATACACAGTTACCTTATCACCATCATCGGCATCGATGCCTAGGCTGTCACAAACCGCTCGCCAGATACTATCACTAGCAAAGTCGTCTTGATATAATTCCAAATGATGTACTTGTTGTTTCGTCTTTGTTGTCATGTT